TACACTTACAATAATGTAAGGCTAAAATATAAAATACAATTGCATATAATTTAAAATAATACCTATTATCTAATATAGTTCCATAACTTCTATTATAAGATACTTATTAAGATAGCTATAACAATATAAGAATATAAAGTTAAAGTTAAATAATATATAAGGAGTAATGCCTATAAGTATTAGAGTGTATGGCATTTATTAAATAAATGTGTATCTCATCAGATAAAAAAGAGTTTAACTACATTATACCTTAATTAGTGGCATAATAACCCTATGGGCTTTATATCCAAGTTATGAGCATATTGATACATATAGGTATAATCATAAGCAACTACCTTGTAATCTTTATATGAACACAGGACAAAATGAGAACTTATGTTCTATGTATGTTCTATTTGCAGCTGTTCTACATTTGTTCTATAATATATTTGTTCTACCTTTGTTCCAGGATAGAAGGTTCATTGACATTTTTATTTTTAGATTTTTTTTACAATAAACGGATGTGGGGTGGTACTGGTGCTAATCTAAAGGCATATAGTACCCACATACTAAACAACACCTTGCAACCTATTGGCTAAATAATTTTGGGGTATAAAATAAGTGTTTACTGCTAGTAAAACTATAAAAAACAAAAAAGGTTTTGACATATGGTGATTAGTTATTTATATGTTGTTGTATGACTGTAGCAATTAAAGGTGGTAGACCTAAGTTTGAACTAAATGAAGAGAACAGGCATCAAGTAGAGTTGGCTGTTGGGTTTGGATTAAATCAGGCACAGATAGCTAAGTTAATGAATTGTGATGTTACTACCCTCAGGAAATATTTTAGGCATGAGTTAGATGCTGGTAAAGAGAAGTTGGTAATGTCTATTGGTAGCCAGTTGTATAAGAAAGCTATGAAGGGTGATACTATCTCGGCAATATTTTTAGCTAAGACAAAGGCAGGTTTTAGAGAAACTGTAGAGCATGAAGGATTACCTAATAATATAACAGTAAGTTTTAATTTAGATGATAAGAAACCGATTGAAGCTGAAGTAGTAAAGGAGAAACTAACACATGGCTAGACGAGGATTATATTCTAATATTAACGCAAAAAGAAAACGTATAGCAGCAGGGTCTGGTGAGAAGATGCGTAAAGTAGGACAAAAGGGTGCACCAGCTAAAGGCATCTTTAAGAAAATTGCAAATAAAATAAAAAAGAAAAAAAGGAGTACATAATGGCATACGGATATAATAATAAAAAAATGACTACTAAGAAACCTATGAAGAAAAAAGTACGAGTAGTAATCGGTACTATGGGTAAAAAGAAAGCAAAGAAAAAATCATGAAGGGTGTAAAACATTATAAAAGAGATGGTTCTTTGTTTAAAGGCAATACCCATAAAATGCCTAACGGAGATTTACACTCTGGTAAGACACATGGTAAAACTAGTGTTAAATTATTTCACTTTAGTGGTTTGTCAAAAAAGGCAAAGGTAAAAGCTAAAAACGCATGAGTATAGACTATAAAGGTGTAAAGTTAGATGGTGTTAATAAACCTAAACGCACACCTAAACATCCTACAAAATCTCATGTAGTATTAGCATCAGAAAATGGTAAAAAAAAACTAATACGTTTTGGGCAACAAGGAGTATCTGGTGATAAAAAAAATACACCTCGCTCCAAATCATTTAAAGCACGACATGCAAAAAATATAGCAAAAGGAAAAATGAGTGCAGCTTTCTGGGCTAACAAAGTAAAGTGGTAATATGCACATAACCATTCCTTACACACCCAGACCACAACAAGCAGACTTACATAAAAATGATAAACGATTTAAGATTTGTGTATCACACAGACGTTGGGGTAAATCTGTGTATGCTATAACAGAAATATTACGTAAAGCATTAGAAATAAAAACAGAAAGAAAAGATGGTAGATACGCATACATTGCTCCGTACTACCGACAGGCAAAAGCTGTGGCTTGGGATTATTTATTATATTATACAAAAAATATTCCTGGTACTAAAGTAAACCAATCCGAACTACGAGTAGATTTAATTAATGGTAGTCGTATACGATTGTATGGTGCAGGAGATGACCCAGATGCCTTGAGAGGAATTTTCTTAGATGGTTGTGTTATGGATGAGTATGCAGATATGTCTCCTAGAATGTGGTCAGAAGTTATAAGACCTGCATTAACCGATAGAAAAGGGTGGGCAATATTTATTGGTACACCAAAAGGTAGAAATCAATTCTGGCAATTATATGAAGATGCTAAACATGAACCTGATTGGCATAGAGCTATCTATCGTGCAAGTGAAACAGGAGTAGTAGACCCTGTAGAATTAGAAGCTGCAAAAAAACAAATGGGTGAAGATGAGTTTATGCAAGAATTTGAGTGTTCATGGGCAGCTGCTATTAAAGGCTCATACTATGGTAATTTAATTATAGAAGCAGAACAAGAAGGACGAATTACAAAAGTAGAAAGAGACCCTAGCTTACCTGTTCATGTAGCATGGGATTTAGGAATATCTGATAGTTGTGCTTTATGGTTTTTTCAAGTTACTATGGGCGAGATAAGAATATTTGATTATTATGAAAGTGCAGGAGTTGGATTAGACCACTATGTAAAAGTAATGGATGAGATGCAAATAGAATACTGGGGTGATGATTACTTGCCACATGATGCTAAAGTACGAGAACTAGGTACAGGTAGAACTAGAGCAGAAACTTTAATCAATATGGGTAGACGACCTCGTATCGTACCAAACCATAAAGTTGATGATGGAATCAATGCTGTAAGATTATTGTTGCAAAATTGTTATTTTGATGTTAAGAGATGTGAAAATGGTATTAATGCTTTGAGAAATTATCAAAGAGAATGGGATGATGTTAAAAGAGTATTCAAAAGAAACCCTTTACACAATTGGGCATCACATGGTAGTGATAGTTTTAGGTATTTAGCTATGTCTTATAAAAATATAAAACCAAAAGAAAAAGAACCAGATATTATGAAAGAATTACTGCGTACTCCAACACTAGATGAAATGATGGATATACACGACAGAGAACAACTTAGAAAACCAGAAAAAAGGATATAATATGCAAGTAGACCCCAGAATGTATGACAGACCCATGACAGAAGAAGAAAAAAGATTAATGATGATTCAAGGATTAAGGCAAAATAATATGAGTATGGCAAATGCAGAACAAGGTATGATGAATGACCCTTCTATGGAAGCAGATAGAACAAGAGGAGTTCCTATGCCTGATAGTATGAACCCTACATTAAGAAATGAACAACCTTATACACCACCTGTAGAAAGAATAAGTCCTATGGGTAGTTTTATGACCCCACAAGAAATAGATGAAGAAATTATGAGATTACAAATGCTTAAACAGACGTTGGGAACTTAATGACCGAAGAAGAAAGATTAATGATGGCAGATATGTTAAAAAGAGAAAATAATTTATTGCAGTATCATCAAGATTCTATTAATAATAACCTTATGTTTGATGAAAAAGGCACACCTACTACTGTTTATACTACAGGAGCAGTAAATCCAGAACAACCAGATAGATTATACACAGTTCCAGGATATGATAATATTTCTGGAGAGTATGTAGCTAAATTAGATGAGTTTGGAGAACCTCTTAAAAATGAAAGAGGGGATGTAATAATAGACGAAGATAAATTATATAATATGGCACAAGATAGAAACTATTTTGATACTATGCCATACACTACTAGATACCCTGACAATAAAAAACTTACAATAGAAGAACACATGGAATTAGTAAATAGATTAAAAAATGTAATAAATAGAGATGGCACTATGGTTCAAAAAATAAGAGGAACTTATGGCAGAAACTAGAAAAGAAATGGAAGTAGTGCAAGGTACTGCACAATACTGGCAAATGGAATTAGAAAGTGCCGACCAAACTGAAAAGGATTGGAGAGACAGAGGAAGAGCTGTTGTAGCACGTTATAGAGACGATAGAAGTGCAGATAGCTTTGGTGCAGGGTTATATAAGCAGTTTAATATCCTATGGTCTAACACAGAAACTATGAAAGGTGCATTATTTGCTCGTATGCCTAAACCAGATGTGCGTAGAAGATATAGCGATAATAACCCTATTACAAGACAAGTAGCTATAGTGCTAGAAAGAGCATTACAGTACGGAAATGAGGTATATTCAGCAGATAAACCAATAAAAGCTGCATTAGAGGACTATTTACTACCAGGAAGAGGGGTAGTTTGGGTAGTATATGAGCCTATTTTTGTAAAAGAAACTATACAAGTAGAATCCTTAGATGAATTTGGCAATATGATAATGATTGACCAAGAAGAAGAGAGAATTGCAGACCAAAGATGTTACTTTGAGTACATAAATTGGGAAGATTACAGAGAAAGTCCAGCAAAAAGACCAGAAGATGTATATTGGAAAGCAAGAAGGCACTTACTTACAAGAGATGAATTAATAGAAAAAGGCTTTAAAAATGCATCCAATATACCCCTAAATTGGTCTCCAGAACCTACTGAAGGCTATAATGAAGAGTATTCTGAGGTATTTTCTCGTGCAGAAGTATGGGAAATATGGGATAAATACAAAGAAAAACGATATTTTGTATCAAAAGGTTACAACGAAATATTAGCAGAAGATGATGACCCTTATGGATTAGAAAAATTTTTTCCTTGTCCTGATTCATTAGTAGCAATACGAACCAACGAAACCAGTGTTCCTATACCTGAGTTTACATTATATCAAGACCAAGCTGATGAATTAGACAGAATTACTACTAGAATAAGTAATTTAATAGAAGGATTAAAAAGAAGAGGTGTATATGATGCTTCTGTACCAGAATTATCACATTTAGCAGATGCTGGAGATAATGATTTTGTGCCATCAGAGAATTTTGCACAATTAATCTCAAAAGGTGGTCTACAATCAGTATTTCAACAAGAAGATATAGCTCCTATTGCACAAGTATTATCAGGGTTATATCAGCAAAGAAACCAAGTTTTAGACACTATTTACCAAATAACAGGCATATCAGACATTATTAGAGGGTCTACAAAAGCTAGTGAAACTGCTACAGCACAGCAATTAAAAGCACAATTTGGTAGTATGCGTATGCGTAAAAAACAGTCTGAAATAGCTGAATATGTAAGAGATTTATTTAGAATTAAAGCAGAACTTATAGCAGAGCATTATGAACCAGAAACTCTAGCTGCTATGACAGCATTAACGATTACCCCAGAAATGATGCAAATAATGCGTGATGATAAATTAAGAGGTTATAGTATAGATATAGAATCAGATGCTACAATTTTTACAGATGAAGAAGAAGAAAAAAGAACTAGAATAGAGTTTTTACAATCATTTGGTGGATATTTAGAAAGAACTGTAGCTATAGCAAATCAATCACCTGCTTTAACACCATTAGCATTTCAAGCACTAAGATTTTTAATGGGTGCATGGAAAGTAGGAAGAAACTTTGAAGATATTATTGATAGAACAGAAGCACAACTAACACAACAAGCTCAACAAGCATTACAAGCTGGTCCTCAACCTTCAGAAGCTGAAAGAATTGCTGCACAGAAAATGCAAACAGAAATGGCTAAAGAAGAGTTAAAACAACAAGGCAAACTAGCAGATATACAATCAAGAGAAAGAACTGTAGGTAATAAAACAGCTACAGAAGCACAAGCTAGTCAGGGTAGAATGGATGCAAAAAAAGAACTAGCATTATTAGAAAGTGATATGAAAATAGCAGCTCAATTAAATCAGGATGCAAAAGATGAGTTACAATAAAAATTACGATAATATCCAATGGGGTAAAAGTAACTATAAGTTTGCTAAAGCAACAAAAAGAACAAAATCACATCAAGTT